CTAACTCAATATCATCGAGTTCCCGAAGCAATTTATCGGGTTTTTGTTCGGAAATATCGAAATTTTCCAATAATTGGGCTGTTTTTAGCAGTATTTGTTCGTCATTTAGCATTTTTAGACATCTCCAGAGCTTTCTCTAATAAATAGATCGGTATTTCACTGTTCGACAACTCTTTTATCTCATCAATTACGGCCCATTTCCAGTCATCATGCTCAATTTCGCCGGATATTGGGTTAGGTTTATCGATTTTTATAGTACCAGACCACTTATAAGTCAAAAAATAGTGCTTTTTGTCCTTTGGTTCTCCAAGATAAACCAAGTCCGAGGCTTCACAAGTCAAATTTGTCTCTTCAAATAGCTCTCTAACCGCCCCTTCTTCAATAGAGCCGTCTTCATCATCGATATGACCACCGGGAATCGTCCACTGGCCCTCTCTTTCGTCGATATCTGAGCGCCTAATCACCAAAAACCGCTGTTTTTCGTCTAAACAAACAACAATCCCGACGGTTTTTAACTCACCTTCAGTGAGAAATACGTTCCAACTACGGTTCATGTGCTAATTACACGCTTTCGGGCGCTTCTCTCCGTGCCAACCATCGCACATCTTCTTTAAAGCTTTACGAATTGGCAGCTTATTTATAGGTGCAACCCATATTAAGTTCTCTTGGACTTGCATCCCGGGGTAATATTCGATATCTACACCGTATAATATACCAACAATATAACCTTTTGTATCATATACAACTGATCCTGAACATCCAAACCAACCATATGTTTGCAAAATGATGTGTTTTCCTATTCCCGGGCCATTTTCGTGGCCGGCCACTTGGCCTCTGAATGACATTAGCTTATGATCTGAAGGAAAGCCAGAATAAACTATGCTTGTTCCGGCTTCTGCAGTCTTTTCTTGGGGTTTAAATGGCATTGGAGCGATGCTTCTAAAAGGAGTTTTAACAAAAAGCACAGCAATATCATCCACAGGGTCAGAATATATCAACATAGATATATGAGACTCTCCCCCATGCGAAACCATATAATTTTCTCCTATTTTTCCACGTGCCACATGCTGGGCTGTGACGACGATATGAATATCTTTATATTTCAGATAGGAACCAGAGCCATGGCCGCCCTCAAAAGGGGAGGTAACTTTCACTGCTGCTTCTCTAACTCTTTTCTCAACTGTTCTCATACTGCTATCAACTGAATCAACTGGTAACATAGGCTTATAGCCCTGTGCCACTGATACTGTTGAAAATAACAAACTAATTAATAGTATTAAATACTTCATTTTGGTCTCCTGTGTTTATGGCGTGCCGGTATCTGGTAATAAGTATCTGTAACCTATCTCAACTAACGCACTCCCAGAAGGAATAACTGTAAAATATACTGTATTATCAATCGCAGAGTATACCCAATTATAATCCGGAGAGCCATCAATAAACACAACTATTGAATCTTCAATTGGGGTTTTAGTTAGTTCCCAATCCTCATGCGGGGCAACTGATCGAGTAGCATCTGCTACACCGGCGCTCCAGTCCTCCTCACAAATATCTACAACAATGCCGGCAAAGTAAGTTGTGGCATCCATATATCTGTTTCCGACATCGATCGAGCTAACCATCCATGGACACATTGAAATAGTTGGTTCTTGATTAACGATGCTTGAAATAAATGAAGAACCACCACGCAGGCTGCTGTACCAAGAAGTAAAATCTGGAACAGTTGGCATGACCGTGTAACTTTGTTCTTCTTCATCCGACACGAATACGACCAAGAGAGCAGCATCAGCCCTCATCCATGTGGCGGCGTATGGGTTAGCCGTTATATACTCATAAACTGCCTCGAAGCCCCTTTCTATACCTCCACGACCCATTATAGTATACATTGAGGTGGCGTCATCTATGTCATCGCCGGGTACTAAGGGAAACTCAGACTCGGTGACTGCATACGATGGATCGTTAGATATCATAACCAGCCGCCAATTCGTAGGTGGTAACGCCGCCAGCATAGTTTCAATCCCTGCTAATAAACGATCGTCATATCGATGCATCGAGCCAGATGTATCAATAACCCATAAAATATCAATACCATCAACTTCATTTGGTTGTCGAAACGAATCTATCCAGATTTCCCCGACGTCGCCCTCCACTTCTACTTCTATATAAATTGGAACTTCAACGATAACTTCAACAGGAACCTCAACTTCAACTTCTACCGGCACCTCCACTTCTACCTCGACAGTAGTAACCGCAGTGTCATAAACATAAATATAGTTATCTTCGCCGGGCTTCATTATCCCATAGTCTGTAAAGCATGATACAACAGCACCCAGGGATATCAGAAATATAGTAAAACGACGGAACATTCTAGTAGTAAATATGTTGATCATTTATTTGTTCCACTTGGATTTCTTAATAAAACAAAACTTAACAACATCATATTCAATAAAGATAGAATAGAAAGGTCAAACATATTATTTAAGTTCGCAAAACCAAAAAGGCCGATATTAACAAAAAAGGCCCCGCAACAAAGCACGTTGAATATCCGGCCAATGCTCGCAAAAATTTTCCTCACATTATAACTACTGCGTTCACAACCAAAGCCGAAATATTTCCCCAAATTTTTCTTATTTAAGCCACCGTCTCAAACACAACATTCACATAAACCCGCACGATATCGCACAAAAACGTCCAAATGAATCAAGTTTTGCAGCCCAAATTCACTATAGTTCTCTTCGCCGGCACGTATCCACCATGTCCGCCACACAGCCACACCACCGATCGTGCCACCGGCCACTATAATAGGCGCCTCACCATCGTACCGTTCGACAAGCACACCAATATCACCTAGCGTTTCATCGTACAACACATCACCAACATGCAGAACAATATGGCGTGCACGTCTAATCACATATTACCCTCCATCATATATTAACTATAGGTGGATGCTAAATTTTAATGCGATCGATGATATAAGGATGATGAACGGACATGTCCTTGTAAAGTTTTTTAAGCACCTTCTTAGTGATATCGCCGATATCATTCTTAATGTCCTTAGAACCAACGGCTTTAGTGACCTCGTCTTCAACAAGGTTTTTAAGTTCAGATTTTATCAGCCTCTTAATCTCAGCTTTATCAGCCTTTGTTAGTTCTTCATTCAAAGGCTCAACTATATAGCCCGGTGGAATTGTTAATAGCATGCTCATAGAAGTATCTCCGTATATAAATAGCAGGTTGAGGGGCAAATGTCTGTGGAATTATTCATTCTCTTCTCACGCGCTTGCATGCACGTCGCAGGTGGCCCCCGACAACCTCGGTTGGCCGGCTTTTGTTCAACCAGTGCACTTTATACATTTTAGAACGTGGTAGTATACTCCCATACATCCTAATGCTTATCACTATCCCCAATAACGGCTTTTCTGTATCATACATGTCAACATAAACGTAATCCGGTGTGAACAGCCGGCCAGCAAACGTCACTAAATCCCCTACTATATATTCTTCGGCAGCATCATCGCCGGTTTCATACGGGGAAGTGCCGTATACATTCTCATATGACATGTTATAACTATGTGACTGGTGAGTTATATTCTTTAAGCCTCGCGATTGTATGCATCCATATTCGACTATTATATCCTTTTGGCCTCCGAATCCAATATAGCTTCGCCATATTCATTGGTGGTCCTCTGCCATCACTGCCGTCGTATAGCGCAATGACCACCGCGATACTCTCGGCGTGACAGGAACACGTCACTAGTGCACCAATCGCGATCGCATGCTCTGTAGGTGGTAGTGTGAAGAAGCTGTCGATTGATTCGAACTGTTCGGTGTCGTCCGCCATATAATATCTAGGCGCAAGTTTGTGAATTTTTTTGGGGCGGTTTTTAGATTTGGAAATTTTGGCGCGATATCAAAAAAGGGCTTAGCTTGGCCCATCGGCGCCGGCGCATCGACGGAGACATACATTCCGGGGAGGGGGGGAGGAGGGGGGTGCCTCCGCCACGTCGACACATATGTCGCAAAACAGTTGCGACAACCAATACATATTTAAACTGTTCACCTAGACAGTCTCTCTCTCACACTCTTAGCTGTACTAGCAACTGTATACCTTACACACTCTCTACCTACATAACCATACACGGCTAGTAGCACCGGTGCATAGAATGCGC